CTAATTGGTTGACCGACAATGCGAGTGATGCACTCCTGTATGGAAGTCTCCTTGAGGCGTCAATGTTTAATAGAAACGCAGGATTGCAACAAGGGTACTTATCTATGTACCAAGCCGCTGTTCAACGGATTACCGAAGAACAGCAACAACGAAACTCAGTCGATAATTTTTACATGAGAAACGAGGGTTAATAAAATGGCAACAGCAAACGCCGCAACTTCCTTTCTGGAGTACAAAGTTCTGGATTTTATATTCAAGAACAACTCCAGTTCATTCGCTACACCGGGCGACAACATTTATGTTGGCCTAGCTACCGCAGTATCTAACTTCAATGACACTACTGGTGAAACTGGCAACGCCGTTATTACTGAAGTGAATACATCCACTCAGGATTCTAACTATCAACGCAAGCAGGTAAACGCCGCAGGATGGACTCCACAGGCAATTAGTGCCGACACTCAGAACATTACTAACGCCGGGAACATTGAGTTTGACGCTTCAGGTGGACAAGCAAACTACACTGTAACACACGCATTTATCGCGACTCACCAAACAGATGCCCCTGTAACATTTGGCTCTAATGGTAACGTGTTGTTTGTCGGTGCGCTTAACACAGCAAAAACAATCCAGTCGGGTGACATTTTCCGCATCAACGCGACAAACCTTACTATCGAGTTGAAGTAATGACACTGGTCATCAAGGACCGAATTAAAGAAACAAGCACCACCACTGGCACTGGAACATATACCCTCGCTGGTGCAGTAACGGGCTTTGAAACATTTGGAGAAATAGGTAATGGCAACACTACCTATTACACTTGTACAGATGGCACAGACTTTGAGACTGGTGTAGGAACGTACACCGCTTCAGGCACAACCTTGGCGCGGACGAATGTACTTCAGTCAAGTAATTCGGATAACCCTGTAAACTGGACATCAGGCACACGCACCATTTTCTGTACGTTGCCAGCAGAGAAGATGGTGTTTAAGGATGCGAGTGATGTAGTTCAGGGCTTTACAGAACAAGACCCGAATGCGTTGGCATTCGCAATAGCATTGGGATAGAAAAATGGCTAACGAATTTAAAACATTCACACAAAGAGATATAGACGATACTAGTGTGACTCTTTACACCTGTCCCTCTAACACACAGACAACTATTATTGGTTTGAATGTAGCGAACATTCTTTCAGTTTCCATTACGGTCAGCGTTGAACTTTATGACGGCGGAGGTAACGACCCTACACATATTGTAAAGGACGCTATAGTTCCAGTGGGTAGTAGTTTGGTGGCTGTTGGCGGTGACCAAAAGATTGTAATGAACGCTACAGACATTTTAAAGGTTAAAGGTTCTCAGGCAAATTGTTGTGATGCAATCGCTTCTGTATTGGAGATTACCTGATGGCATTAAGTACAATAGGTGCAAATCAAATAGCCTCTTTACCCGCTAGTTCCGTAGGTTCGAGTCAGTTAGCAAGCGGTGCAATCACTTCTGCTTCCATGCCCGCTGGTTCTGTTATTGCCGCAGAGTACGTCCGTAAAACAGACCATCAAACTTTTACCTCTACCTCTTTTGCAGATGTAACAGGTCTTGCAATTACAATGACACCTGTGTCTGCAAGCAGTAAATTTCTTGTTACTGCTTCTGTTCATTATGGCACATATCACTGGGCGGCAGGGGGTGCTTATTTTGGGGTGTACGGAAACTCCACTTTGATTGCTGGAAGCGGGTCTGTGGTTTGGTTGGTTGACTTTGGTTCAGACGCAACTAATGCACAACAGGAAAGTCGTCAGTACTTTGCCCAAAGATTGTGGTCGCCTAACACATCCTCTGCAATACAATTTAAAGTTCAAATGGCAAATGGAAGTAGCGGTTATAATGGTTACGTTAACAGAAACTATGCCAGCAGTACTGGTCAAGGTTCTGATGGTGAGTGTTATTTAAGTGTTTTGGAGATTGCTGGATAATGGCATACATCGGCGCACAACCAAACAAAACACTGACAAAGACAACTAGTCAATCCTTCAACGGCACAGGTTCGGCAACCTCGTTTACACTTAATCGCGCTGTAAATAGTAGTGAGGAGTTAGAGGTATTTGTTGACAACGTGCAACAGGAACCCGGTTCTGGTAAGTCATATGTAGCATCGGGAACTGCCCTGACGTTTGATGAAGCACCGCCGTCTGGCACAGGAAATGTGTATGTTATCTATCGTGGTTTGGCAGAGGTGACAACACGGCTAGAAGCACCAGACCTTTCTATTACAACTGCGAAGCTGGCAGACGATGCTGTAACTACAGCAAAAATTGCAGATAATGCTGTGACTGCGGCTAAATTATCTACGGGGTCTGTGATACAAGTTGTGCAAGATGTGTCTACAACTCTTTTTGGCCCAACTTCTGGAGGCGGCTCGTATCAGGATACAGGTCATAGTGTTACTATTACACCCAGTTCAAGTTCTAACAAGGTTATGTTTACGTACAGTGCAATGGGCATAATCAAGGGCTGTAATCATGGCGGCATAAGGCTATTGAGAGGCACAACTGATATTCATCGACATGAATTTTATTCAAATGACTCGTCATATTGGCAAGCATACAACTTTGGTTTTAGCTATTTAGATAGCCCCAACACTACTAGCGCGGTCACTTATAAGATTCAAGCATGGGCGCAAACTTTAAGTGCCACACAGCAACTTAGAATTAATTATCAGTCCACTGCAACCGGAAACCCAAATGCTATTTGTTTGGCTCAGGAAATAGTAGGTTAGGAGTTTGGAATGCCATTAAGCAAAATTACATCTGCGGTTATGCCTACTGGCTCTGTTTTGCAAGTGGTGTCAAATACATCAACTGATGTTGCTGTACAGGACCAAACAACCTATGCTGATATTCCGTTTGCAACTGCAACAATTACTCCAACATCAACAAGTAGCAAAATATTAATTCAATACTCGTTTGGTATGATGGGTGGTACTAGCACTCAAGTTGGATGTCTATTTAAACTGTTAAGAAACAGCACTGAGGTTGGGCAGGGGTCTGGCGCAGACGATATTAATGTATTTAACCATCATTACTATGCCTCAACATCTTTTTACGCCCCAAGAAGTCATGCGTTTATTGATAGTCCTAATTCTACCAGCGCATTAACTTATAAGATGCAATGGAAAGTTATCACAGCAGGGGCTGTAACATGGTATATAAACAGGCGAGGCTCGAATAATTATTCTCGCTCTTCGTCAACTTTTTATCTAATGGAAATAGCTGGATAATGGCATATATAGGCGTAGACCCAAACATAGGTGACATAACCTTTCAAAGGTTTACTGGCAACGGAAATGACACGACATTTACGTTAACGCAAAGCGTTGTAAGTGGTGAGGCGTTGATTGTAACAATCGGTAACGTAGTACAGGAGCCGGGGGCAAATAAGGCATACACAGCGCAGGGTACAACACTAACCTTCTCCGCCGCACCAGCTAACGGAGATGTAATTACTGTACGCTTTTTTGGTCGTGCTATTGACCAACCTCTTAGCTACGCGATGGCGTTGTTTAAGTTCGTAGCGACAGCAAACCAGACCGCGTTTACAGGTGCGGACGCTAACGGTGCGGTACTATCTTTTACCGATGTAGACGTATATTTAAACGGCGTACACCTTGATACCACAGACTTCACCACCAGTAATGGTGATACAATTACACTTGGTTCTGGCGCGGCTGTAAATGATGAATTAGTCATCCGCGCCTTCCGTGCTTTTACTGCGGCTGATACAGTCAGCAAATCTAGCGGCGGTACATTTGCGGCAGAGATTACCGCGCCACAGTTTCAAACTACAAACACGACTGTTGACACGGCTGTGTTCCGCACCAATGGACAAAGTGTAAGTGAGAACACCACAATAGCGTCAACTAAAAATGCATTAGCGATTGGTCCGTTGACCATAAGTTCATCAACTACAATTACCGTCAATGGTAATCTGACAATATTGTGAGGCACAGATGGCTTCTATATTAAATGTAGACCAGATAAAAAATGCGGCAGGTACAAGTGCATTAACGATTGATAGCAGTGGTGTAGTTACACCATCTGCTGGATTTGCTAATAGTGCAACGGCTACATTTTCATCTAATTCTAATACTATACTGTTAACATCAAATGGTATACCTAGTTGGGCAAACGAAATAACGCTTTCTTTTCGTGGTGTATCTTGGACAGCAAACAGTAACAACCTTTTATTTAGAGCATATGTTGGAGGAAATGTAGTTACAACAAACTATGTATATACGTCTCATTATAATACTACAAACAGTATTACAGTTTCTGACCGCACGGCAGGAAATGATGGTGGCTTTTCTTTTTATGGTTGGAATGCGGCAAGTAATGAAATGAATGGAACCGTAACATTTAATCACGTTCAGAATTATACTTATATAGTAAATGGCTTTTCTACAACTCATACTGCTGGTGACTACCTTAATAGGTTTAGTGGCACAATTACCCTTTCTGGTCCTATAAGTGGAATAGCTATGACAAATGGTAGTAACTTTGATGCTGGCACAGCCAGAGTTATCTGGAGATAAGAAAGCAACATGTCAACATTATTTGTAGATACGGTAAACGAGAAAACCACAAACAACGGGGTGTATATTCCGGGTCATGTGTTGCAAGTTCAACAAACAGTTTTTAAGGACAGCTTCTCAAGTTCCATTGGTCCTGATTTTGTGGAAGTTACAGGGTTGAGGTGTAATATCACACCTAAGTCAACTAGTAGTAAAATTTTAATAAGATTTTCTTTATGTATATCATCACAGTACTGGCAGGTAAGGGGAAGAATTTTAAAAGATGGCAGTCCTCTTGACGATGCATTAGGTAATCAACGCGGTTCTAATAGAAAACGAGTTTCGTATAATTATGTTAACTACAATAATGGTGATTCAACTACTGTTTATGATATGACGGGACTTCCAGTTGAACATTTAGACTCTCCTGCCACCACTAGTGCTATTCAATACAGTATAGATATTGGCGGCTATAACACAGGTTATGCTGTCTATGTTAATAGAAGCCATACCGACACTGATGCAACCACTTATTATGGCACTCCTATTTCAACAGTCACTTTAATGGAGATTGGAGGATGACCAGTATACTAAAAGTTTCCGAAATCCAAGACCCAACGAACTCAAATACTGCACTAACAATTAACAGTAATGGTCTTGTTACACCTAAGGCTGTAGCAAGCCCAGCCGCCTTTCAAGTAAATGCTACTGATACAGACCAAAGTTATACAGCATCAGCCTTTGCGAAGATAACATGGGAAAATGTGTTGCTTGATACTGGTAGTTATTGGGATTCATCTAATCATAGATACACGCCACAGGTTGCGGGTTGGTATTTATTCGGCGGCACAGTCAGAATATCAAATAGCACTGTAACTCTTGTTGCCTTTAATATAAGAAAAAACGGTGCGGCAGATGAAACGGCCTTGATGAACCAGTTTCAAACTGCATCAGATACTTTTACAAATGGTGAATATCCCATGCCCACAGGCTTGCTACAGATGAACGGTTCATCTGATTATGTAGAGGCATATTTTCAATCTGAAGAAAATTGCACTATTCATGACTCCTCAAATAGGCAGTCAATTTTCTGGGGACATCTTGTTCACGCAACTTAGGAAAAACAATGGCAACAGTATTAGAAGCAATACAATTATTAGACCCTGACGGTCAGTGGGTTCTTTATGGTGACCCCACTAATGAACAAGAGTTTAACTCCATGTACAGGCGTGTCTTTGGTGTTGATGAAAATAATTCTGCAATGCTGTCAAGCAATCCTGACGCTTGGGCCGTATCTTGGGAATCTGTTTCCAGAGCAAAGGCGCAGTTGGACGCGGCAGAACCCTTGAAACTATTACGCGAAGAACGCAACCGCCGTATTGCTGAGACGGACTGGTGGGCATCGTCTGACCTTACTATGTCCGCAGAACGCACAGCCTATCGTCAGGCACTGCGAGACATAACCAAAACATACTCATCACTTGACGATGTGGTGTGGCCTGATAAGCC